TCATCTTTCTCGACGAGTTCGCTTTCATCCCGAATCACATTGCTGATGACTTCTTTGCCTCTGTTTATCCTACTATTTCTTCTGGTCAAAGCACCAAAGTAATAATTGTATCCACACCTCGTGGTATGAATCATTTCTACCGTATGTGGCATGATGCGGAGAGAGGTAAAAATGAATATGTGCCAACAGAGGTTCATTGGTCAGAGGTTCCGGGGAGAGATGAAGCATGGAAAGAGCAAACGATTGCGAACACATCAGAACAACAATTTAAAGTTGAGTTTGAATGTGAGTTCTTAGGATCTGTTAATACATTAATCAATCCAGCAAAATTAAAAAATTTAGTATATGAAAATCCTATAAACCGAAATGCAGGATTAGATATACATGAAAAACCGATAAGTAATCATCAATATCTTATTACAGTTGATGTTGCACGTGGTATGGGTAATGATTATTCCGCATTTATAGTTTTTGATATAACAAATTTTCCGTATAATATCGTAGCAAAATATAGGAATAATGATATTAAACCAATGTTATTTCCTAATGTTATTCATGATGTAGCAAAAGGATATAATGGTGCTTTTATTTTAGTTGAGGTAAATGACATAGGTGATCAAGTTGCAAGTATCATTCATTATGATCTTGAATATGATAATTTACTTATGGCAACAATGAGAGGTCGTGCAGGTCAAGTTGTTGGCACAGGGTTTTCTGGTAAAAAAACTCAGTTAGGTGTTAGAACAACATCTGCTGTAAAAAAACTAGGGTGCTCAAATCTTAAAACTTTACTTGAGGATGATAAAATTTTAGTAAAGGATTATGAAATTATATCTGAATTAACTACTTTTTCTCAAAAACATAATTCATTTGAAGCTGAAGAAGGATGTAATGATGATTTAGCGATGTGTCTTGTAATTTTTGCTTGGTTAGTAGCACAGGATTATTTTAAGGAGATGACTGACAATGATATAAGAAAAAGATTATATGAAGAACAAAGAAATCAAATAGAACAGGATATGGCTCCATTTGGATTTATACAAGATGGTTTAGAAGAAACAAGTTTTGTTGATTCATCAGGAGATTTATGGAAGGTAGATGAATACGGAGACCGTTCATATATGTGGGATTATTATTAATGGCATATTTTTTTCTTATTGGTTCGCAGTTTTTTAATTTTTGTTTCTTTATTTTTGCAATTGGATTTGTAATTGCACTTGTACTTGAACAGATTGTTAGACGACAAGGTAATGAATTAAATATCTTGATTGTAACTACAAATCGTAAATTTTGTTGGCAGCAAACTTGGATAGTTAATTTTTTCTGGTTCTTCTGCAATATTGCCTTAAATATTGCTACACGCACTGCAACACCAGTGGGTTCTGATATTATATGGAGAGGTGAATTATAACAAAATAAATCTAAAGCAAACATTAAACTTGTAAATAATTAGGTTATAGGTTATATTTGGAAGTAGAGGGGAAATATTAAAGTCGTTTACAGGAGGATTTATGAGTGGTGATTCAGGATTAAATGAACCCATTGTATTTTATAGTACAGAGATGACTATGGCAAAGGCCATACTTCTTAAACATAAAGGAATTACTTTGGATTATAAATTACTAAAGAAGATTAATTTTTGTGATGCCTACACCAAAAGAGGTAAATGATTCTCTTAATGAGATCAGACCATACATTGAATCAGATGGTGGTTACTTAGAGTTTATTGAACTTGATGTTAATTTAGATGAAGACATCAGAATGTATTATGGTGTCAAAGAAGGTGAAGAAGCAGCAATTGCAAAGGTTAGATTGAGTGGTGCTTGTGAATCTTGCGCAATGAGTGCTCAAACTCTAAGAATGGGAATCGAAAGACATTTAACACAAACTTTTCCGGAAATAGTGGGGGTGATGCAGGTATTATGAAATCTGCTATTCTTATCGCTTGCTTTTTACCAATAGTGATTATCTACATAGTTATGAAACTTGCAGTATGGTTATCCGCGACAAATGCTGAATCTACGTATGTTAAAAAAGAATCTCTCAGACCACACGGCCCGTATTTGGCAGATGCGTATGCAGACGTTGACGAGGAGGAAGAAGAGTATTGGAATATCACAAAGGATTGATAGTATTTTATTTGAATGGTATTCAGAGAGAGGTATGGAGGTACCTAATTGGAAAATGAAAACTGATCCAGATTGGTGGATTGAATATTTGGAAGAGTTGAAACAACATGGACTTAGATGATCAGATAGAATTAGAGCATTTATTATTTACAGAAAGAAAATGTCGCGTCTGTGGAGTTGTAAAGACTCTCATGGACGATTTTTATGTTACCAGAAAAAATAGAAGCACTTTATCATCATATTCATATGAGTGTAAAGAGTGTACAAAAAGTAGAGTAAGGAAATCAAAAAATAAAATAAGTTACAAATGGCAATATCCAGATTGGTAGTTCACGCAGGGTTTCCCCACTGAAAATACCCTTTTCAATAAATAATTTCAGATTAATTCTGGACATTACGGAGAAAAAAAGATGCCTTTAAATTTAGCATCTCCCGGACTCGTTGTAAGAGAAGTTGACCTGACTATTGGTAGAGTAGACACTGCTACTACGAAGGCTGGTGCAATAGTTGCACCTTTTCAGAAAGGCCCAGTCAATGAGCCCACTACAATTGAGAACGAACAAGACTTAATTGATAACTTCGGTGAACCACTTGACATAGACAAGCACTATGAATATTGGTTGACTGCTTCATCATATCTTTCATATGGTGGTATCTTAAGTGTTGTTAGATCGGATGATGACGACCTTCAAAACGCAACTGATGACGGTTCACCCGAAATCAAAATATTAAGTTCACAAGACTATAATAATAAAGGTTATGACCTTAACGCTTTATCTAATACAGTTGTTGCTGCAAGAAACCCCGGTTCTTGGGCAAATGGTATTAAGGTAGCAATTATTGATGGAAAAGCAGACCAACAACTTACTCTTGGTGCATCAACAATAGTTGGAACCGGTGTTACTCAAGCAGTTCCTGCAGGAACAGTTTTACCCGGTGTAGGATCAACCACTGTTTTAGATGGATACTTTAAAGGTATCATCACTGAAGTTAGTGGATCTGGTGCTGGCACTGTCGCTGGTGTTAAGTTTGTATCACATGTTTCTGCTGCTGGTATTGAAACATTTAAAAATTATCAACCCGGTGGTGTGTACGAATTCCAAACTGGATTAATCAGTCTTGGAATGACAGCAAACACAGGTGGTGGTAGTACAACAACTGTTTCATCAAAATTAGATTGGTTTGATCAGCAAAAGATTACTTTAAGTAACTCTACTATTAACTGGAACACACTTGCAGAGAGACCCGGAACTTCAGCATATGCTGCTGCAAGAAGTTCAAGAAATGACGAAGTTCATGTAGTCGTAATTGACGACAAAGGTGAAGTAACAGGAAATGCAGGAACAGTTCTTGAGAAACACTTAGGTCTTTCAAAAGCAAAAGACGCTGAGTTCTCTGCTGGATCTCCTTCATACTGGAGAAAATATCTTTACAATAACTCAACAAATATTTTTGGAATGGGTGGCCCAACTGCTGCTTCTTCTGGAATTACCACAACATCATTTGAATTTGGTGGATTTACAAAAGAAACTGATAACGGATGGGATCAGGATGCACAAGGAATTACTTATGCAGGATCTGGTGTTTTAACAGTAACTTTAACAGGTGGTAAGAACTATAACGGACAGACAGGAATCCAGACTGCTGGTGCAATGACTGCGAGTGTAGGTGGAATCACTGCTGGTTACGATTTGTTTGAGAACAAAGAAGAGTTTGACATTGACTTCTTATTAATGGGTTCAGCAAACTACCCACAATATGAAGCACAGGCAATCGCAAACAAACTCATTTCAATCGCTGAATTAAGAAAGGATGTAGTCGCATTCATCTCACCAAACAGAGGAGCATTCTTAAATGACTCTGCTGTTGGAACAGGAACTCTTAATTCTGGTGCAGACATCACAGATAATGTGGTTGGATTTTATGCTCCGATTACATCATCTTCATACGCTGTATTCGATAGTGGATACAAGTATATGTTTGATAGATTCTCTGACACATTCAGATACGTACCACTTAATGGTGATATCGCTGGAACATGTGCCAGAAATGACATTAACAACTTCCCTTGGTTCTCACCCGCTGGAACCGCAAGAGGAGGAATTCTAAACGCAGTAAAACTTGCATATACTCCGAATCAAACTCAGAGAGATGTACTTTACGGTAATAGAATTAACCCAGTAATATTCTCACCCGGAGCAGGTATTGTTCTATTTGGTGACAAAACTGGATTTGGAAAAGCATCTGCATTTGATCGTATCAACGTTCGCAGATTGTTTATATTCCTTGAGGAGGCAATCTCAGCAGCTGCTAGAGATCAACTCTTTGAGTTCAACGACGAAATCACAAGAACTAATTTTGTGAACATTGTTGAACCATTCCTTCGTGATGTTCAGTCTAAACGAGGTATCTTTGACTTCAGAGTTGTTTGTGATGAAACAAATAACACTGCTGCCATCATAGATAGTAATGAGTTTGTCGCAGACATCTTCAT